TTCTTGAGTAGGCCAGTGTAGGTCGATGCAACGCTACTGCCTGTGAGTGGTGTTCCCATATCAGTTCTTCGGTAAAACGTACCAACCTGCTGGCAGCACCACTTTGGATGGCCCCACCAGCTTCTTATCAGAATCGAATCCGTAGACGCTGGCCGTTGTAGGCTCGGCCAGCATCACCGGATCACCGCTTGGCACCAGGACCACCCGTGTCATCTGGCAACCCAGGCAGATCGGCAACACGGCCAGCCAGATCATTCTTGAGATCATCAGGTGCTTTGCCATGTTGCACATCGGTAGGTGGTGTTGCTCGTAGGAAGTCGAGGATTGCCCGAAGGATCTGGTAGATCCAGTTCACGCCTTGGGGTCGATGGTAGCGGTCTTGTCGGCATCCTTGGCCCAGATCAGGCCGATACCAGCAGTGACCGCGGCGATAGTGGTAGTCAGGTCGAGGTTGGTTGTCGGGTCGTTATCGAAGACAGCCTTCAAGGCTCCTCCAATAGCAATCAGGATAGCACCAACACCGGCGAGAGTTGTTTTCGTGTTTTTCATTTGGATTTAAACAGCCTATAGGCTCCGTAGATGGCGCAGGCTAATCCAATGAGCGCAGTGATAAGCTGAACCCAGTCGGTAAGCCACGGAATAAACGAAACAGCGGTGGCACCTGCCGCTGCTGCTAGGCTGAGTCCAGGGCTGGTGCTGCTGTTCGTTGGTTCCATTACTCGGTAGGCTGGACGGCTTCAACCACCGGATTCGCCGCTTTGTAAGCCTCCACAACCGCCGGAGTCCACAGCGCGTTGGCGATATTCACCACTTCGGTTGGCTGACCAGTAAGGTCGTCACCGGGATTGAGCGTGTACTGCGAGGTAATCTCAGAACCCACAATCGAACCGCTGTTGTCGTAATCAACTCCGGTCGTGACGAACAGCGAGTTGTTCTGATTTACCTGCACTGCGACAATGTTGACTGGTACGATCATTGGATGGTGGGGCTAGGGGTTTGGCTTGCGGCGTAGGCTGCGACAGCGGCAGGAGTCCATACGGCGTTTGCAATCGCTACAACCTGCTCGGGCTGACCCGTAAGGTCTGAGCCGGGAGCGAGACAATAGCGGCGGAATGTGGAGGCTTTAACAACCTCGCCATCGACGATCTGGTCCGACAGGCGGACTTGAAGCGTCGTGTTAGGAAGAACCTCGCAGAGCGAGAAAATAGAGCGTTCTGTTAGCATAAGATTAGACCTCGTAGAAGAATGACATCGCAATATCAGTTCCGTTTCCAATTACTGCCACACCGTTTGTGACACTTGTGGTGGCTGAAGTTGTTCCAGTAAGCGTTATGCTTGAGCTATTTGCGTATGCTGAAATGTAATTTATTGATATTGCTAAATCAGCAAAATATCCAATAGACACAGAGCAAATAGGAGATGAAGCTCCAACAGCGAATGGGATTCCTGATATCGCGCTAGTAGAACCTGTTCCTCTAAGCAAAATCGTCAGACGTAAAGTAACGTAAACACGATTACCAATTTTTACATATCTTCCGTTTTGTAATGTGTAAGTAGCAGTTCCGCCGATAGTTGGCGTCCACGTCCCCTCCTCGTAATCGTCGAGCGTGTTCGCATCGGACGAAGCGACTTGAGTGGCTGGGAATGTGATGCCGCTCTTGAGTTGCAAGCAACCGCCAGTACCGGCAGGCGTAACCCCCACGCCCAACCCCGTAGAGTTGAGGGTCATGGCGGTGGTGCCGCCGACACCCCAAGTCTGTATTCCTGTGACTCCAGTAATCCTATAGTTTTCGATGTTTGTAGTAACATCCTTGAATATAAGATTTCGACCTCCTCGGTCCAAATAGATTCTCTGAGTGCCAGTATCCGCACTGAAGTTCAGATCGGTATCTGTCGATTTAGAACCAGTGCCAAGAGTTGAATTTCCGGCAGCAGAAAGATTGCCGGTGACTCCCAGCGTCGTCCCCACCGTAGCCGCGCCGGTGATGGTGGCGGAGGCGAGCGTGGCGGTGCCGGATGCTCCGAGGATGTTGTTTACGCTGATCTTCTTGGTGGTGCCACTTGCCGCCATCGTGGTATCGCTGACATCAACGATAGGGATAACGTCATTAGCCGGATCAGCGGCGGTCAACGCCGTCAGTGCTGTGATCTTTGTGTCTGCCATATTATTCTACGGTTAAAATGAATTTGTCGGATGCTTCGGTTAAAATGAGATCGGTGCCCTGCTCAGTTGCCATTCGATCGTAGGTGCCAAAAGACAACACGATCTTTCCAGTTCCATCCTCTTGCAGTACGAAGAAATCGTCTTCCTGCAATAGATCCCGGCGCACGATCGGCAGATCGGCGGGTGTGACGTTTCCGCCAGACCCACTTGAAGCCAATCGTGTTCCAAGAGCGAGTGTCACGGTTAGGAGCTGATGATTCCGTTGAACGCGACCACCTGACCACTGGAAATCTGGAAGCTCGTGATCGGCCCAGGAAGCGTGATGCCAGCGGGGATAGCCGCTGTGGACCAAGATCCGCTGATACCATTACCGGTGATCGAAGTGAAAGTGGTTACGGCAATCGTGGTGATTGCAACGAATGGGCCAGTGGTCAACGCGGTAGAGGTCACGAGCTGGAAGCCCGCATTGCCCATCGAATACTCGGTTGCCAGATTAGATTCTATGCTCATATGTCCCAAATTTTACGGATCTGATTCTTGCTGAAAGTGCTTTCAAAACGGGTACCCTGCCGGTCTTCCATCCGGCTAAAGCCCTGCTTCACCTTGTCCTTGAGTTCGGCTTCGCGGGCAAAACCGGTAACCCCGAAGCGGGCTACCGGCTGCCTCGTCCAGCGTTCACCCTTGATCACAAGAGAATCGGTTCCCATTGGAGCGATTTGCTCCAAGGACTTGCCTTTGTTCTCGAAGGTGTAGATCGGCATGTTAGGACTCCATCTCGCTGTCGTACTCGGAAACCATGTTTCGCATACCTTCTTCGTCCATTGGTTCCATTGATTCCTTGCCGGCCTTCTCGTACTCGGCGGGCATACCGTTCACGCTTTGGATCTCAACGTAAGCCTCACCATTTTCGAGCTTCTTGAGAACGCCTCGAACTTCCTGTAGGACAACTTCATCACCAACCTCGGGGGAAGCCTGTTGGCCATCTTCCGTGTCAGTGGAAAGAGCCTCGACTGGAATCGCAATCATTGGCGCATTGTTGTCAGCCTCATCACATCCGCAAGCGGAATGAGAAGGGGCACCACCGATTTCTCGACGATGCCCCTTTGGGCCGACGGCAATCACCATGATGGTGGCCGTCTTAGGTCGCATATTACAGCGTGGTCGAGGTCTTAGTACGATGCACCAAGTACCAGACCGGGTTGATATTCCCAGGCGAAACACCACTGGTGTTACCAGCGGCCAAACGCAGAGCGGCGAAGTACAGCTTCACACCAACGGTGACGAGCTGGTTCAACGGATCGCTCTTGTCGGGGGTATCGGTGATCACAACCTTCGGGGACAACGGATCATCACCGGTCAAGGCAGGGATACCGAAGGACTCGTTACCAAAGAAGAACGAGGCGATGATGTCCTTGCTAACCGCCAGACCGCCACCCGCGGAGGTAGCTTGATAGATGAACTCATCAGCGGCAGTAGCGGAGCCGGTGCTGACAAACGAGTTGGTCTGAGTGACAACGCGGCAACCGTAGATGGAACCCACCTCGCCCTTGTAGAACGGGGTACCCTTGTTGCCGTAGTTGGAAGCGTTCAACCAATCGGTATCGCGCATCAAATCACGGGTAACACGAGGATCGGTCGCCAGGACGTAGCCACCATTGATCATCGGAGCGCGGTTACGCTTCAGACGAGTCATGGAATCCAAGACAGCCGAAGAGGTCATCGTGGCATCGGCAGCAGTGGTCGCACTGTTCAGACCAGAGAACGTCTGAGTGGTCAGCGTAGCGGGGTTTCCGTACACCTTAATACCGCCGGAAGAAGCGGCAGTGTTACAAGCATCCGAGTTATCGAACGTACCACCACCCTCAGCGGCGGAACCGATAGAAGAACCACTCGCAGTGAGGTTAGAACCAACCAAGACGTTACGGATGACCGAGTCAACCCAGAGGGCCATGTCCAGACCGGAGGTCTTGGTGGCCTGCTGGAGTGAGTTGAACAGGTCCGTAGCGCGGAGAATATCGGTCAATCCGATCACCTGACCGTACTGAGCGAGGGTCTTGCTGAGGCTGTTGAGAACAAGAGCGCGGTAGTTCGCGGAACCAATTGCCGTACCCTCAGTCAACGTCTTAACATCAGCAACGCTCGGCGAACCGAAGCGGAACATCGTGATGGCCTTGTTGCCATTGTTCTTGGGGATCGTAGTCTTCATTGCGAACTGATCAAGAATCGTCTCCTGTTGGACGATCGAGAGCAGTTCCTTGCTGAAGAAGTTCTGGAACTGGAGTGCAATGCCGGTTGTACCGGTAGTAGTAATTCCTGCCATATTTTAGTTGTGGTTGTGCTATTGGTTGCTTTCCCGGTCGAACTCTCGTGCGGCTCTCATGAGCGCATCCCGTTGCTCCTTCTGGGATAACCTTGAGAAATCCTTCTCCTCGGTCTTGAGTTGTCCTGCCGGAACGCTTTTACCAATGGCGGTCTTCTGCTGGAGCTTGTTGAGCTGTTCTTTCAGAGACTTATTCTCGGCTTCTACAGACTGAAATCGACCCGCAGTATCTTGGAGCTTCATCAATTCTACCGCATGGGCTAACCCATTTGGCAGCGTTGTTAAAATC